CACCTTGTAGCTCCAGCCAATTAAGGACCCTGTGGTCAAAATATCCAAACTCATCTGGGCGGTCCCAATCTACCCAGACAACTGTTACAACTGTAGAGTCTAACTTACGGGCTGGGTCAATACCAACTACCACTGGAGAACGGTGCCAAGCCTTAACGGTTTCCTGAGAAGTGTCGCCCAGCTCATCCATAATAGCTGAGGTTACAAACATACCTCGTTCTAGTAACCACTTGCAGTTATACGACATTTGGAACTCGTCAGAGTCCTCACCAATACGCAACATCTCTTTCTTGATGAACTTTGCGTAGTTAGCATTGAACTTAGAAACATCCTTATAGTCCCACTCAAAATGATTCATACGTACAGACCTTGCTGTTTGTCTGCGCTTATTTAACTGAATAGAACGGTAAAAATTGTTCTTAGAAGTTGTTGGTGTACCAGTCTTAACCATAGTTCCTGAGTAGTACGCCAACATAGGAGAGATAGATTTAGATACTACAAAATCGTCTGCTTCTTGACACTCGTCAATAACAATAAGATGGAAGGACTTGGACTCAATCTTTGCACGCGGGTTAGCAGTCATCATCATGAGGCTACTACCTGAGTTTTTAAGTTTAATCTGTCGTGTAACTCCAGGGACTTTTCCAAGGGAATCATCAATCTCTGGGTCGCCTAAAATCTCTTGTGCACGCTCACTAGTAAGTCTATTAACAGTTCTACCAAATAGCGTTTCTACCTGACCTTCAACAGGAGCAAACATGCCTACCCAAATACCGTCTTTAAACTGACCCAATAAGTCTGGATACATTTTTGCTAAACGTGGCAAAAGAACCATCAATGTTGCTACGGTATTAGCAATAGTTTCTGATTTACCTGACTGACGTGCAGCTAGTGCTGTAATTTCTTCACCGTCGTTAATAATTACGGACTCAATGATGCGACGCGCAAGCGGCATTTGATATGGGTGTAGCTCATGCCCAACAAGGGCGTTCATAAAGGTAATTGTTTTATCTACAAGTTTTTTTACAAACTCTTTAGAAAGCTCATCAAGTTCTTCTTCAACCTCTTCAGGAATACTATCTTCATCCTCCAGCTCATCGTCTGGAAAAAATTGGTCGTCTTCTTCATCTTCTAGCACGTTGTAATTCTCCATATGAAAAGTTTAGAGGAAAACAAAAAACCTGGATGTTGAAACCCAGGTTCTTTGGCCATCACACGGGAGAGGAAGAGAGAGGCAGAACTAATTCTATCATAATCCTATTTGATAGTCACTCGGCGATGCAACTCGTCAATGACTGCGTGGAGGGCTTCAGAGCCCTTTAGGGCCTCATCAATGTAAACCTGGTCCCTTTTCTTTGAATATCCAGATAAACACTTGGATATCTCAATCAGAGCCTGCTCAGCCCACATCTCTAACTCAGCTGTTGGAATCCTAGATACTCGTTTAGCCACTTTTTCAGGGAAAGGCTTTACCCACGGTTCCTTTTTAAAAAAACTCATCATATGCTCCATCTTCAGGTACCCAGGCTTTTCTGCCTTTCATAGCATCTAAGAATAGCCTATCAATAGCGTCTTCGTCATCAGGCGCCACATTTGGGGTTTTATAAAACACCCCACAGTAATAACCAGGCTCAGTAAACGGAGCTCTAAATACTAAACACTTTCCCTTCCTATACGGGAAGTCGGTTTCTTGGGTAGAACCTAATTCTAAAATGGGTAGGGCTTTTTTATGCCAGTATCTAAGTTTGCCAACATATAGTGGTCCGATTGACTTCATATATTAAAACTCCGTATCTGCCTGCATTCTTTTTGATACCTCAGCTGCATAACTTAACATCTCTTTAGAAGATGCGGAAAGTCCACCATCCTCTGGTAAGTCTGAGACGTTTGCTGGTCCCATGTCTGGCCATTTGTCTAAGCCGCTTTCTCTTAGATATTTACCAGTTGATTCTGTTGTCTGTAAGTTTTGCCAATGTATAGGTGGGCAATTTCTATACTCCCACCAAGTACCGTCTCTAAATACCACATATAAAACTTTAGTTTCTGAATGATAAGCAATTGCTTGCGCTCTTGGGCGTGAAGGGTTAGTAGTGTTAGCAGACCTTTGTCTAAACCCCTGAGAGATTTCCATGGGGATAGCGGCAGAGAACGCCTTATCAATTGGAGATTGAACGCCAAGTTTTTCAGCAAATGCCTGAGATAGGTTTAGTACTCGATTTGCGTTATCGGCGGAGCGTTTGTAATAACCGCTATTCTTCTTCGGCATCTTCGGCTACGTCCTCGCAAACATGGTCTTTAGTCTCAGACTGTAGCACTTTTTCAAAACAACGGGCACAACGCATTACGCGTTCAAAGTTATTTTGAACAGTGCCGCCAATAGGTACATCTGACCCATCTTCATCATAGGCAGACTGATAGTCAGTGACTATCCTCTGTTCCCTAAACAGTTCTCTAGGAAAAGGGCCCTGAGGCTCAGTTATACGGTCTGGTACTGGGTGTACCTGTACAGCCTGTTTTCTAATTACCTTCATCTGCCGAAGACGCTTCTGCTTTTGCTTCAGCCTTCTTCTTTGGTTTATCAGAGTCTGGAAGCTGTTCAACTAATGGAAAGTGACCAGCCTCAGCTCTTTGCAGTAGCCAGGTTGGAAGACAGTCTGTGCAGTAGTTAACAGGGTTTACACCTGGGTCTGCACATGTATAGGATGCGGAGTTATCGCAGTTATCGCATTGAGTTTTGCTTGCCATGTGTCTTCCCCTTACTTCTTCTTAGCTGACTTTTTAACTTCAGCTGCAATTTTTTTTGTAATTTCTTTTGCCGCAGCGTCTGCAATGCGACCAAATGCTGGGTCTTTCTTATTTACCCAACGAAGTGCAACAGGCACTAATGATGCCCATAGTGCGTTAGCAACTAAAAGCCATTCTGATGCACCGAACTCAAGAGGGGTTGCAACTCCACTTGTCTGCATGACAATCATCACGGCACCAATAACTTGACCAAGCAGGTTACGTGCATAGGACTCAATCATAGCTTTATTCATGTTATCTCCTTATTTTACTGGCTGCTTGCAAGTAGGACAGATATTACTTTCAGCTGGGGCAGCAGCAGGTGCTCCAGCAAATTTTGGACGGCCGAAACCAACGATTCCAACCTGAAGTTTCTTAGCATTGTTTTTCTTATAAGCGCGAATTTTCTTGCAGCACTCGCCGCCGTTGCGCTGATTACCTTTAGGGTCTCCTGCTGTGTTTCCTTCTACGCAGGTTACAGTTCCGTCACCGTTATCTTTAATAACAATACCTACGTGAGAAATGCGGTCTACGCCGTCTGCGGGAAAATCAAAATATACGATATCTCCAGGCTGTGGATTATCTTCATGCCAGCGACCAGTTTTTTTAAAAGCTTCTGCGCCTGCTGGGGTATAAACAGTATTAGGAACTTTAACGCCAGCTTCATTGGCGCACCACATTACAAAGCTGCCACACCATGGCTGATAATTTGCTTTTGTAAATTTGCCATACTTGGTCTCATTGTCTTTAGGACCTTCAATATAGCCAACCTCGCCAAGCGCGACTTCTACTAGTCGGGCGGCGGTACCTTGTTCTGCCATCAAAATCTCCTTTTAGGTCACCTACTAGTGTGCCCCAGGAGAAATGTAATGTCAGGCTAAATTACTCTTTTCCGTCTTCTAGGTGCTGGGTAAAACGCCCCTCTAGACGGGCTACCGAGATGCGAAGGTCGGTGAGCTCCAAGTGAATCTTATTAACGGTGTCTTTTATTGAGGAGCCTCCATTGGGCTTCAACTCGTGAACAAAGTTCTTTAGATAATTCTTTAATATCCATGATGTAGCCGCAATGATTGCGGCTCCAAAAGCTGACAAGCTAGCTAGCGTAGCGGCCCATTCTGCAAAAGACATTTACTGCTCCCCATGGTAGTTTAAATTAGAATACGCGTGTATGTTGTCCGTGTAGCAATAAAATGCAGAAATACCGTATTTATATTAAATACTGAGATTTTAATTATGTCAGCGTAAAAAAATTATTTTTTCTATGCGTGGCTTAACTTGACCGTTGCTGTAACTCTGTGGCAGTCTAGAACCTGAAAGGCTCCAGCAATGGAGCCTTTTGCCACTACTGAGAGGAGCAATCAAATGCTTAATATCAGCAAAGAGCAAAACAGCCAACTGGCAATTATCATGGTTTATGTCATGGTACTGATTGGTAGCCCATTTGTAATTGCAGCAGCAAGAGCGGATGTGGGTACACAAGAAGCGGTACGACCTATAGTCGTAGTCGAAGACCCGTTAGCTGACTTTAAGAATGCCAAGTCGTTAGACAAGGCGGAACTTAAAGACCTGCTTCAAGCAGTCGGGTTTGAGGGAAAGGCCCTCAGGACTGCTTGGGCCGTAGCGATGAAAGAATCGAACGGCCGACCTATTGCCCACAACGACAATACGAACACGGGAGATAACTCATATGGCATCTTCCAAATCAATATGCTTGGTGACCTAGGAGCGGATAGGCGAGAAAAATTTAACCTACAAACTAATAAAGAACTCTTTGACCCCGTGACTAACGCAAAAATTGCGTATCACATGTCAAATAGAGGAGCTGACTGGACATCGTGGAAGGTGTACCCAGGGCAGACAAATGGAGAAAGATTTGAAGACTTCTATAAGGAGTTTCCGACAATAAACTAGCTTAAAAGAAAAAGCCCCCTGCAAACCAGCAGGGGGCTTTTTATTGGGCCGCTATTAAGAAGCGTTAGCCCATGGGGTGATAGTAATGGTTGCGGTTGTAGCAACGCCTGCTGCACCAGCTGCAGTGCTCTGGGTCTTGATGGTGCCGTTAGCTCCACCGAGAGTGCCAGTAGCATTTACCCCAGTCGTATCGGCAACTGTGAAGCCTGAGCCAGAGATTGTAATCTGACCTGCGCCTGCAGAGCCTGTGACAGTCCAAGTTCCAAGTGCATATGCTGGAAGATTCACAGGGCTTACGCCAGCTGGAGTTCCTGCAACAATTGTAATCTTAGTACCTGTTGGGTAGTTGGTGTTTGCGCTAGTCGCGTATACAACAGCCACTGTAGCGCTTGTAGCGTTAAAGCGGGTGATGTCGGTGCGTGTATTAGCTGCGCCAGCTGCTGTGGTGATGTTAGCCAACTCGTAACCAGCATCGCGTAGTTCGTCAGTAGCTACTGCTGTGGTATCGCCAAGTACGCTAGGAACAATAATGTTTCCAATACCTACGCCATCAGCCGCTGTTAGAGCAGTTGTTGACTCAACCTTACCGCGCTGACCAGTAATTAAGCCGCCGTTAGCAGCGTTAGTTACTGTGAACTGAAGAGCGTTTGCGCTAGCTACAGTTGCGCTTGAAAGGTTGTAAGAAGATGCGGTAAGACCAGTAATATTTACAACATCACCTGCAGCTAATTTGTTCTGTGACTTGTAGGTTACGGTTGTTCCGTTACCTGAAGCTTCAGTAACCATATAGTTACCTGCGCCTGCAGTAAATGTTGGATAGCCTGACCATCCAGCTTCTACGTTTGCGTGATTGTCAAG